TCGGGAATTACGTGCTTATCAACAAAGCTTGATTCAAAAAATCTGATAATATCAGAAGCCGTTGTGTTTCCCATCGAATCACCTCATTTCTATCATGGCTTTATTCCTGTGTATTCAATGCAGAAGGCAATCTTGTTATAGTCATTAATACCCATATCTTTAACTTCACTCATAAGAAAAGCCATTTCTGCTCTAGTGACAATACTTTTCTTAATATTATCTTCGAAAGCCTTTTGCGTTTTCAAATCAAAAATTCGCTTGATTTCTTCATTTGTCAGGACATTCTGCTTACTGTTTTCCTGGTCAAAACTTAATTCATTTCTAGTATAATTATCATCAATATACCATGTTGCATGACTGCCTAATCCATCAAGTCCAGTTAGTAACTTATTTCCATTCTGTGCCTGCGCAATAATTTCCTCACGAGTTAATAGCACGGTCCCTTTGGGCGGAATACTAATATCACCTATTGTAGTTTTCCTTTGTGCTCCGGTAGCCCATGTAGCGATGCTTTTCACTGTCACTTTCTTATCTAATCGGATTTCTTCTTTTTCAGTTGTAACTCCAGCCAAAATACATACCTCCATATCAACTATTTTAAATATTTATCAATTAATCGAATGTTTTACTTGCTTATATAATGCAATTACTTTATCTAATTTTTTTGATTTTTCGAACACATAATACCTACATTTTGTATTGCTGTTAACACCAATGTTTAAGTATTTGATATCAAAAGCAGCAATAAAGTGATACATTTTCTTTGAATAGCAATAAAAGTAATTACTCATTTTTCACCATGATTTATAGTAGGAGAGTGCAAAAGCACCCTCCTATAAAATTATATAGTAGTTAAATTTGTATCTCCGAGCAGTCCGATCATATACTCTCTATTGGGAGCTACTAAGGCACCTACTTCTAAATCGAACCTGGAGATAAGCTGACCAGTAGTGACCTCTTTACCACTCATGGAAGTAAGTCCACCACGAGTAACAGTGTAAATAGGAGACTGGCCGCCAGTAGGAATTACATAACCAATACCAGTAGGAAGCATTGTGGAAAAGTTAGTACCATCTGCGTTCAGATGATACAAATCATATTCATTGGGAATTTCAGATAAAACGGAACCGTTATACATGCCCATAAGACCAGTAGTATGAATCTCATTCATAACTGCTTCAGAAATGCCGTTTATAGAAGGGGTAACACCAGTATATCCAGCAAAACCATTAAATTGCGAAATCAGTGCATAGTCACCAGAAATAGTTGGTTTACCAAAACGCCTTACGTTGCTGATTACTCCGTCAACACCACTCTTGGTAAGACCAGCGCCTTCAAAGAAATACTTCACTCCATCTGCATTCTTAATGGCATTATAGATTGTTTCAATAACGTATTTTGCAGCCTTATTCCTAATCTGCACACGGACCTGATCCTGTAATTCATTTTCGTCAGACATATCACCAAGTGCTGCTTTTCTATAATCAACAGCATAACCGCCAGAAATAGTAGTAGTAGCGATTGGCTTTCTTTCCTTTCTGATTACAGGGAAAGTAACATCCTGCCCTAACGCCTGCATGTTGGCGTTGATATTGGCAAATACAGGAATCTCAATTTCGCAAGATTCGTTATATCCGATAGCTTTATAATTTCCGTAAATACCCAGAAGCTTGATTTCTTTCATCAGAACAGGCTCCATAGCGAATCTACGAAGTTCATTCAATTCAGAAATGGCCGTGCTGTCACCACTGGATGCCTTGGAATTCAGTTCCATAATATACTTCGCAGCAACATCTGCCTTTTTCCCATAAGGAGCTAACTCCTTACCATCCCTCATCGCAGAAAAAATCTCAACAACTGCTGATTTGCCATTAATCTTGCCGCTCACAAAATCAGCATCTTTACGTGCATTATTAAGTTCAATAATATAAGACATACTCTTTATCCTCCTTCAATTAAGCGTTAGTTGTGGTGTATTCAACAAGAGCACCAACCTTTTTACCACAAGCAACAATGACATCGTTTATTTCGAAATAAGTACCAGTAGCGTCCGCCTTCACCTCAAGAGTTCCGTCTGCTTTTGAAACGAGCTTATCGCCCTTTGCATATGTAGAAGGTAATGGATATCCATAGATTTCAAATTTCTTAATCTTAGTTAAATCACCTACCCTAACATGGGAACCCTTGGAAATTGCATACTCAGGCATGTCTGCATCATCACCAACTTCAATATTCATAATTGCTTTAGTTGCAGTTGCCGCAGGTGTAAATTTTTCTGCATCAACGCTGCCGAATGTACCATTATTCATCGCTGTATCAATAACTGCATCCTCAAACGGATATTCACCGTGCTCAATCTGGCCAATACTGTTAAATTTAATCATTCCAATAATCCTCCCTTAATTAAAAAATGTTGATGTCTTCATCTGATACGGAATCTTCTATACTCATTTCCGAAAAGATATCTTCAACATCAACTTTGTTATTCTTGTTACTATTCTGTTCTGCAATTCTAAGCTCTTCTGCCTTTGAAGCCTGTCCGATTCCGGCGTAGATTTTAGATAAAATATTTTCTACATTTCCTTCAATCGGGTTTTCATTAAAGGAATTAATTTCAACCTCGGCATATTTGCGTTCATCATCGGTAAAACCGGAAATAGCAGTGTTTAGTTCTCCTAGTCTAGCTTTAGCCTTTAGTTCACCCAATTCCTTTTCAAGCGCCTCACGTTCTGCCCAATAAGATTCACACTCTTTCTTTAAATCATCCAATGCTTTCTGTACCTGTTCAACAGTTGCATTTAACTCAACTATTTTTGCATCCTTATCAGTAATTAAAGACTCCTTTTCTGAAAGCTGCTCATTGAGTTCTAAAATCTGGGTTGTAAATTCCTTTTCTTTGCTATTAAGCTCTGAAATAGTAGTCTGAATTGCAGACTTGACTTCATTCATATCAAATTCCATATTTGATTTTTCCTCCTTATTTCCTTTTGAATTATTTAGTTCTAATAGTGTAGAAGATGGGTCTGCCGGATTAATAACCATATCCCAGCCAGAATGGATGTATTCTGTTGGAATCCTACCTTTCTCTATCCATCCCTTTTTATAGATGATTTCCTTATTGTTTTTTGTCCTGAAAATTTCAATACTTCCATCTATAGAACCGCCATTTTGTAATTGTTCATGTAAAGAACTTACAAACGCAGGGTAGCACATCTCATCAAGAGTTCCTTTAGCGCAAACACAGCGCTTGACCTCTCCATTTAATACAACATCATCTATATATCCTTCCGTGCAATGTCCAACAACAGTGGCATTTTCAAATACTGGTAATCCATCAGATATACCAGTGTCCCCATGTCCGGATATCATTGTTCTGTCCTCATCAATAAACTCAACACGAACGCTCATATCTTTGATACTGTCAAGCGTATTAGCGGCATATTCCTCAAGAAATGTAATTCCATTCTTGTTATATTTAGTTCCGACATCATCTACTACACAATCAGGAGGTTGTAACTCGTATAATGTAGCTACAAACGGCCTTCGACCATTTTTATATTGTTCAGACGATAATTCAAAAACAGCCATTTCGACCTCCTTCCTATAATAAAAAAGAACCAATTAAATTTTGGCTCCCTAATATATATCATTATTTTGTTGATGGTTTTGGCTGCGCATTGCTGCCATTTGCTTTTGTTTGAAGCGTTGATGGGTTGCTGGAGTCCGGATTTTCTGGACGCCCGCCATCCTTATCATCTTTAGATAAAGTATGACTTGTTAGATGTGGTTTATATTTATCAAATATCTTATTTTCAACCTCTTCGTCAAGTATGTTAAAATAAACATCTGGATTCACTCCAGTTGCAGCAATAAGGAATGTATATGAGCCGCTAGCTTCCAAATAGAGATTTTTCATCATATCAAAGAACTTCTGCCTATTTACTAATGATGTTGGTAAATAGTATACTTCTACCTTATTACGCTTATCCTGAATAATATTTTCATTTATTACATAATTCAATTCATTCTGAAGTTCTTGTATCCATGTGTATATTTGTGCATTAATAAGCTCCAGATTGTTTTCTTGCGATGAATAGTTGCCTGATCCTGAACCATTAAGGAGAGAACTAGCCATACCCAAATCCAAAGCAATTTTGTCTGTTAGATTAGCTTCGTTTTTTTCGTCAAAGATATCAGTTGTACCCACATCGAGTGCATCAATTTTTGTGCCAGCTGATACTGTAAAGAAAGAAGTACCACCACGGTTATTTTTATTTAAAACTGCGCTTTTTACTTTATCATGCTGATCCTGCTGTTGAGTTTTAGTAAGAGCACAACTTCCTTTATCTTTACCTTCAGGCAATGTTTGATAGATTATTTTGTTATTAAGTTCTCTTAGTACATTCCTTTTTGTATCGACAAATTCATCCTGATACAATATGTCGGCGATAGCCGCTATTGCAAGTGGGCGCCCCCAAGGTTCACTTGTCTTGCATTTTATCTTATGTGCGATAGTATGTTTGTTGTCTAACACAATCCAATTGCTGGATGATTTATTGCCTTTCTCCCAGGAAGTGTAAGCGTTTCTGATTTCAGTAGGATACTTTTTGAGTTTTCTTTTTTTATCTTCATGAGTAGTACATTGCTCATCAAAATATCGTAAATTGAAAGCTAAGACATATCTGCTGTTTTTCCTTCCTACGATTTTACAATAATCATATGGCAGCGGAACCAGTGATGCGTTTAGTCCTAAATCGCATATCTCTACAATGTTTTCTACATCGTAATCAGTCATGGCCCGTGTAAAATCATTTACTGAATTTGTTGTTTCAAAGTAATAAAAGCAAATTCCTTCATTCATATCAGTAAATAAAGCATCTCTGATAAACTGCTTATCATTAATTCGTTCAAGTGTTGATAACATCAAATCCTTATTCTTATTTAATCTTGATTTACCAAATAGACGTTTTTTCCCATATACAACCCGATCTAAACACGGCATGGATACCATATAGTCAATCGCATTTGTAACAACACCTTCACTGTTATATACAAACATTGCCAACTTTCGTGTTATGGCATGATTTGTTATTGGGTCCTTTACGATACTTCTGATTTCTTCTGGAGTAAATGTAGAGTAGATATTGCAACCGAAAAAAGAATCTAAATCATTAATTGGAACAGTACCAAAATAACTATTGAATTCATAATCTTTACTGGGAATACTGGAAGAATTGTTTTCAGATATGTTACTCGAATTTGTATCAGTTTTATTCTTGGGAGGGCGACCCCTCTTGCGCTTTATTTCCTCTGGCATGTGTCGCCTCCTTTGTCAGTTTATTAAAGTTGTGTAATCATAATCATTAGAAGAACCAAGTAAATCCAATTCTAACTGATCAATAAAATACGAACCATAAGAAAAACTGGTATATCTATCTTTACGGTTACTGCCTTGTTCAAAAATTTTAATAATATTAGTTTGGGGAAGCTTTTCATATTGTAAGTCAGCGCATTCGCTAATCATCGCTTGTGTTTCTAAGAATGGTTTTTCCAATTCTATCTGAGTGTTCTCATCAAAGGCTTCTATATAATCTCTGTTATTATTTAAAATATCTTCTTTTGCAACATTATAATTGATTAAAAAGTCGATGCGATTCTCAACAAGAGCTTTTCTGAAATTAATTGCAATGTCGCTATTAAGTGTTTGCGTTGCATTGATTAGATATATACAAGCTTTGGCATTAGGATCCTGGCAAGCAT